TTGATGGATCATTTTCATGCTTATGGAAATCTAGGAATAATATATTTTTATTTCGTAATGAGATAAGTCCAATGTTTATGGATGATGATTTTAATATTTCTTCAACAAAATTTAAGAATGGAACAGCCATCCCTGCTAATATTATGTGGGATTTTAATATTAAAGATAAACAATTTGTTGCAGGTAAGAATTTTATAACAGTAAATAATCCATATTGGGGTGTGATGTGAAAGTTTTCCATTTAGCATTATTACATATTATTATTATTACAGTATCTAATGCGTTAGTACATATCCCATTAGACCTTTGGGGAATGAAATTAACATGGGCTGCATTTACATATCCGTTTATAGTTGTTATTACAGATTTAACAGTGCGGACATTAGGTAAGGATATAGCATCAAAAACAATATATAGAGCGTTTCCATATGCAATAATTGTTTCAATTTTCGTAGTGTATTTGGAGGGTATGAGTTTCTATTTTGCTCTTAGGATTGGTTTAGCAAGTGCTTGTGCATATGGAATAGGGACATTAATAGATGTGCATGTATTTCAAAAGATACGTGAGAGATGTGATGCTTGGTGGGTTGCACCAATGCTTTCGACTATTATTGCTAATGTTATAGATACATACACATTTTTTATTGTTGCATTTCGTGGTTCGGAAAATATTTTTATGGCAACGCATTGGGTTGAAATGGCAACATCATTAGTTATTTATAAAATAGGTATAGGAATTATATTGTTTTTGCCGGTATATGGTTATATGTTGAAGAGATTTAGACTTATAAATATATAAGTGTAGGGTAGAAAAAAGGAGAAACTCATATGGATATTAATAATATAAACAATAACGATCCAGACATAGACAAAGATGGTTGTCTGCATATAAAATTAAGCCCTGATGATAGTGCTTTACTTGTTCATGTAGATGGTTCAGTAGAGATTATTAGTCGTGATATGTTGAATAATGAAACTGGATATCTTGGAGATGTTGAAGATTTAAATAAAACATTCTCTTTGGTGTTGGCATTAGCTGCATCTTTAGAAAATGAACAATTATATAACATGATTTTTGATAATTTAAATCATGTTTTAATGAAGCAGTGGGATAGTTTAGACGATGATAAAAAAGCAATTATTGCACAAATACGAAAAGAGAATGAAGCTAAACTTACGGATGCGGAACGTAAGGAAAAAAATAAGAGGGTTGATGGATTTCGTCAGCGTATGAGTAAAAGTGAAAGACAATTTTTAGATAATGAAAAGCGGAGGATAATGGAAGATATGAAAGCAGAAATGGATTTTATGAGAGAACAAGCCGGTGAACCTCCTTTTCCTGATCCAAGCATGCATCCACAGGGTATGAGGATGAGACCTAAAAGAAAAATGAACCCGCTTGCTGCTTTACATAATGTAAATTGGAACCCCAATGATAAATCATTGACAGCACACTTTAAAGATTATCGCGCTGATGCACCACCTGATGAGGAGAATAATGAGTAACCCATTTGAGTATGCGAATGACTTGATGACAAAAGAAAGTTATGATGTAGATGTTGAAGAACGAAAAGATTATAAGAAATTTCTTATCAATCGTTCAATGTCTTATCAAACAGATTTAATTTATTTAGTTAATGCAATAAATGTATTTCCTGATCTACCACACAAGTTACATTATGATTTTCTTCATAGCATTATACCGAAAAAGAAGCGCCCAAAAAAGTTTTGGGTGAAGGGAAAGAAGCTCGAACATTTAGCATTGGTAAAAGAATTTTTTAAGTATAGTGATTCTAAGGCTAATACTGCATTATCGGTACTTACGGATGGTGATATAGAATATATAAGGAATAAGTTAAATAAAGGTGGTTAGTCCTGATATTATAAATATTATATAATGGTTGTTATAATAATCGCTGATTTGAATTGAAAGGAACGGGACAATGACAGATAGTATTAAATGGTCTATGGAAGATATGATTGAAGTGAGGTTAAAAGAAGATGATGATTTCCTCAAAGTTAAAGAAACTCTCACACGAATTGGAATAGCTTCTCGAAGAGAAAAAAAGTTATATCAATCCTGTCATATACTTCACAAACAAGGTAAATATTATATTGTTCACTTTAAAGAGTTGTTTGCTTTAGATGGTAAGCCAACAAACCTTTCAGAGAATGATATTGAACGAAGAAATACAGTTGTAAATCTGTTACATGAATGGGATTTAGTAGATATTGTTGTTCCAGAAAAAGCACAACCAACGGTTTCTATTAGACAAATGAAAATTTTACCATTCAGTGAAAAACCAGAATGGGACTTACAAGCAAAGTATAGTATAGGTAATGTTGGTATTAAAACTACTAAAGAAGCTAAGGGGGCTACAGAAATAGATGAAAAAATATTTGAATAAAGTTTTTCAAGGTTTCCCAGTGGGATTGCAGATAGTATTATTGAGTATATTTTTATTTGTAGGATGCGAGGGTTTGGGCTTATATGTTATTAGTACAGCAGGAACTGCCTCAGGTACGTATATTACAAAAAAATATTTAGTTGATAAAGATACAAAAGAAGTAGGACAAATCTTCCAATTAAAAGATGGTAGATGGATTACCAATAAAGGCATCATTTTAAAAGATGATGACCCAAAGATATTACATTTGAAATAATTTATGTGAAAGGAGTATGAGCCCGTGAATGTACAAATAGTGAAATTAATAAGTGGTGAAGAATTAATTGGTGAATTTAATGATTCCACTAATGTAATTACCAGTCCTGTAGTAATGATTCCTGTGGATAATCAAAAGATAGCCTTTAGTCCGTGGATGCCCTATGCTGAAAATAAAGAATTTATATTAAAAGAAAATATTATAATGACAATAGCACAGCCAAGTAAACTTATTGCAAATGAATGGAATAAAGCATTTGGTTCTGGTCTTGTAAGTCTATAGTCTTCCTTGTTTTTTTGATTCTTTTTTGGTATAATTATTATGTGGATATATAAATGTGATGCTGGTGCATATACTGAGGATAATGTATTAAGATTGTTTATTATAATTATTAAGCATCGGTTTTCTCATTTTTTAAAAGGTGAAGGATTTGTTGATTAATTATGAAATTTTATACGTATGTTGCTAAAATAGGGAATCGAATATACTCACGTGAAGTAGATAATAAAGGTGAAACCTATTCAGGTTATACCAGTTTCAAACCAACGTTATATCTTCCCGCCCCACCAGATAAATCAGATTATAAGAGTCTAGATAATGAGTACCTTGGCTCACATACTTTTGATTCAATTAAGGATTGTCAATCATTTCTTTCCTCATATGATGGTACGGTCAATTATTCTATTCATGGTAATCGTAATTATGTTTCACAATATATTACGGAAACATATCCTGATTTACAATGGGATTCTACTAAAATAGAAATATTTAATCTTGATATAGAAACATCAATAGAGAATGGATTTCCTGATATTCGTATAGCTAATTCGGCCATTACAGCAATTACAGTTTATAGTAGTACTGCAGATAGATATTTTGTATTTGGAATGGGAAAGTATAATCCTGATCAACCAGATAAAGCTATAAGTTATTTTGAAAGTGATACTGAACGTGAAATGTTGAAATTGTTTATAGATTGGTGGGCAATTAATATTCCAGATATTGTTACAGGATGGAATATTAAGTTTTTTGATATTCCTTATATAATAAATCGATTAAAGAGATTTGGTTTAAAAGCAGAATTATTATCACCAATAAAAAATCTATATGAAAAAAATATAAAAATAGCTGGTAAAGATAATCAAACATATTTAATTACTGGTGTTTCGGTTTTAGATTATCTTGATTTATATAAGAAATATACTTATAAAATTAGAGAATCATATCGATTAGATTATATTGGTAAAGTTGAATTAGGATTAAGGAAAGATCAAGATGAAATACCGGGCTATGAGTTATATAAAACTGACTATCAAAAGTTTATTAATTACAATATAAGAGATGTTGAAATTGTAAAAAAACTTGATGATAAGATGAAGTTGATGGATTTAATAATTACTATGGCTTATGATTCGGGTATTAATTTTGAAGATGTATTTTCACCGGTAAAGACTTGGGAGTCTATTAT